CCGGACCTGTTCCAACGGCAGGTAAATTGTTTGATGAGTAAACATCAAAGCCATGTATCTTACCGATTGATAGTCCTGCTCTTAATCCACCTGATTCACCGAAGTCTGCATTGAGAAGTCTTGAGTCTTCATCTTTTAACACTTCAATAAAAGTTGGATGTAGTACAAGCCATCTACCATCTGTATCTACAAATTGTGTATCTAACAGTCTGCCCATTCTTGCAATAACTTGCAATGGTGTAGCAGTAGCAGTTGCTTGTGCAGTAGCACCCGGCATACGTGGTGCAAGTGGGATAGAATGGTCACCAGCACTTGATGTGGTGATGTTACCAAAACTATCTTTTCTAAGTTTCATGCTTGTTAGCAATTCATCAGAACCTGCTGTTGATACTGCCTTTGTGCCATTAACGACATCATTAGCAGTTCCAGCAACGGAATTGATTGATGATTGCTTGAAACCTGATAGATAACCAAGAACTTCTTGGTCATACTGGTCTTTAAGTCTGTAACCTGCTCTGTCACTTGCTAGTTGAGAGAAGTTTACGTGACTATGTGCTTCCTCTATATCATCGATTTTAAATGCAAAATAGTTTGCTTGATCGACAGTTAAGCTGAAGTCTTCGTCATCAAGGTCTTGTGGTGTAATCATTGTACCACGAGCGTATTCCTTGACTGTAATTTCTGGTTCTTTGATAATCTTAACAGTATCACCCATCGCTGCAATTTCACCAAAGTAATCAGAATTAGTAATGCTTTCTACTACAGAACTTTTTCTGAATGCTAGTTGAACCTGCTTCGAGTATATTACAGGTGAGAAGTTACCATTAGGAAGATTACCATATCCAGCAGCTTGTTTAAACGCCATAGTATTTCTCCTTAATATTATACTACTTACAAATGCAAAATATCTAGTTTATGTAGGGGTCTATTTTTCAAAGGTGCAAACGTACTTGTACTTTGTAAGTTTGGGCTTTTACTCGACAGAGTAGGTCTAATATTCTTTATATTCGCTGATAGTTACCATTATGTTGCCATAAATGGGGATAACAGTAACTGTTATATATAGTTATACACACAAAATAGTGTTTGTCAACTATTATCTTGCTGAACCTGATAAATCGTATATAAATTTACCAGACCGAATTGCTTCCATAATTGTGTCTGCTTTCTTTTCATATTCTTCAGCAGACATTGCCTGTACATCAGATTCTTTTATATAGCTTTTACTATCATTGCTCTGAGGTTCAGACCTTTGACCTTTAGCGTTAACAGCTTTTGCAGCATCTTTACTAGGCTTTTGATTTGTTATATTTTTATCTGCCTTATATAAATCTATTGCTCTTGCAGCTGATTTAGCATCATTATCATTTTCATATAGTGCGTTCTGTACCCATTTAGGTTGTTTTTCAGCCCACTCGTGAAAATCATCTGTTTCTCTAATTTGCTCAAAGTCAGGATGTATAGATAATAATTCTGCTTCGGCTTTCTCTTTTGATGCTTCAACACGTAAGTCTTCGTATTTTTTTATCTTATCTTCAATACCTTTAGACTGCTCTCTTGCTTTTTTGATTGCTATAGATTCTACAATCGCAGCTACATCAGGATATTCTTTTGCCCAAGTCTCTAATTCTTCTTCTGTCTTAGGTAACTTTATTTCTTTTTTAGTAGCTTCGCCAAGCTGTCTTTCAAGATTTGTAATCTTATCTTCAAAAACCTTTTGTTGTTGTTGCTGATGCTTTCGTAAATCTCCATAACGCTTTTTAAAACTACGTTCTTCTGCACTCTCAGGCTCTTTGTTATCACTAGCTTCTTCTTTAGATTCAGCTTCTTCTTTTACTTCCTCTTTTTGACCTTGTATTAACTTTTCTAATTCTTTTTCGTCTTTCTTTATTCTTTCTTCTACATTTTTAGGTTTAGTCATAAATGCAACTTTTTTAGGTGTTGCTTCCTGTACAATAGCTTCTGCCATTTTCTTTTCTCCTTGTTGGGGTTATAGTAGCCACTAGGGGGTATAAGTAGCCAACAATGTGGTCTGTTATTTAGAAGCTAGTCCACCACGCTTCATTTTCTTAGATTTAGATGCTGTACCACCTTTATTCATAAAAAGACCTGCTCCTCTTTCTATTTTTTCAACTTCATCTTTGTATTTATCACTTTGTATAACAGTTCCACTACCACGAGGTTTATCTTTGTCTTGTTCTTTGATAGTTTGTGGTTTATCTTCTACTATTTTAGATTCGCCTGTATCTGTTTTCTTTGTAACAATTTGAGAACCTTCAGGTGTTTGTGTTGTAGCAATTTTAAATTTATCGCTACCTATTCCTGAACCTTGTCTACCTTCTGACGCAATATTAACACCCTCTTCTGCCATATTTTTTACATAGTCTGCATAGCGTTTCTTACCTTCTTCTCCTAGACCCATATATGTTGAATTAGATATTTCACCACCAAACCATCCTGCTTTTGTACCTGCTTTCATAGATACTTTAGCATCTTTAAATGAACGATAAGATGTTAAGTTTTCATTTGTTCTTGGGTCAACAGCTTGTCCTGCCTGATTAAATATCCCACCTGTTACAGGGTCTATATCACCAATCTCTAAACCAACTCTACCTGTTACAGTTGTAAGACCTAGTTGATTTGCTAGATTTGTTGCAGCAGGTCTAGATTCAAAATATTTTTCTCTTTTAGATAGTGCTACTTCATTAGCCAAAGCATCTGCTTGGGCTTGCTCTTCTTCTGTTAAATCTTCACCACTATTAACTTTACCCAATATTGTATTAGCTACCTTTTGAGGTATGCCTGTTAGTGCTAATATAGCACCCGGAATACCACCTGCTAAATATGCTAAACCTGCCTGTCCAAATTTATTTGAACCTAATGTTTTAAGGCTATCACCTAAATTTAATGTAGATGTAACACCTAATAATGATTTAGTGCTTTGCAATCTATTTTCATTTTCATTTCTATCATCACTCTCTTTAGCTTCTACTACCTGTGTTGTAGGTGTTTGTGTAACAGGTTCTTCTGGTTTAACTTCGTCTTCTTCTGTTTGTAATACAAATCCTGCAGGTATAGGATATACAGGTTTACCATTTAAATGTGGTATAACTCTTATTTCACCTGTTTCTTTATTTACATAAGTTTTACTTTTATAATCACTTAATTCTGGCACAAAAGTATCAAATCCAGTATATTCTTGTTGTGTTTGTGGCATACCTGTAAAAGAAGGACCATAACCTGTTTGTTGAACAGGAGGTATATAACCATATCCCATAGTTCCACTGGGGTCTTGTTGTCGTGGTGCTATATTAAACTGTGAACCTACTTGAGATTGTTGATATGCTAATCCACCAACTTGCATTTCTAATTCACCTTCATTGCCATCATCATCTTCTACCATAATATCTTCAGGGCTAAAAGGTATATCATCAGGTAGTGTAGCTTCTTCTGAGTTACCCATCTGACCCATAGCTTCCATCTTTTTTAAACCTGCTTTAGCTTCCTGTCTTAAATTCATTAATTTTTCTAAACCAATAAATCTAACTACATCTGCAGGAAATACAAACTCACCTTCTGATAGTTTAGCATCTATATCATCTCTTACTTCTTCTTGTGAAGAACCGACAGGAACTTCGTTACCTGATACAGGGTCAACTGTACCACCATCTTGTTCTAGTCCACCTTCTTGGAATAATGACATTTGTTTAGCCATACCTCCTTCTTTCATTTCTGTAGGGTTTGTTTTTGCTATAACATAATCATCTATTCCACTTTGCATATCTTTCTCCTTTAATAAACCACCTTCTGATAGTTTTCTACCTAATATGGCTTCTATTTCATCTCTATAAGGTAAATCTTTTACACCTTCTAATTCTTGCAAATTTTTAGTTTCTTGCCTAGTAAGAACTTTGTTTACTTTTAAGCTACCACCTACAACCCACTTATCACTATCATTTGTTGCAGCACCTTTTCCTGCTTGTCCATCTACATATTTATAACTACCACCTACAGGCACATGGTCATTTATATCTGTTTTTCCTATTTCTTGTAAATAACTTTGATAGTCTACATCATCAGGCATTTCTACTTCAGCAAACACATGGTCTTCGGCTCTTCTCTTTACATAAAATATTTTAACTTTTTTTAGCTTTTTTATTTCTTCTTCTGATAAATTTTTTCTTTTTGGTTTACCTACTATCTTACCATCTTTATCATAAAAAAATGTTTTTTCTTTAAATGCATCTTTTGTTATACCTGCTTTTACTAATTTATTTTTTTCTTTTAGTGATATTTTTATATCTTCAGGACCTATGTGTGTTGCAACAGGCAACTGACTTGCATGAAATCCGGGTCTAGCAGCTACTGCAAAAACTTTACCATGTTTAAACTTATCTGTAGAAGCAGACACAGAGTATCCTGCATCTATTAATTTTTGTCTAGTTTCTTGGTCAGGCACAGCAACTTCATCGCCTGTGCCCTTTGCTTTCTCACCTTTAGTTCGTTCAGCACCTTTACTAGGTACATATTTTTTACCATTAGGTGCAGTAAACGCTTCTTTAGGAAAAACTGCCTGAATATATTGACCTTGAGGTACTTCTGTTTTAGCATCAACAAATAAAGGATATAACTTACCTTCTCTTTCTACAAATAACTTATATGCTTTTTTTGTTTTAGTTGGCTGTACAGATGCTTTAAGTGCTCTTCTTAGTGCATCTCCACCAATAGGTATTACACCTAAAGCTAAAGATGCAGCATCTATACCTGCTCCTAATAAATTACCACTAGCAACATTTTTAGCTAGGCTGGTAACATCTTTTGCTTCACTTACTCCCGGAATAAAGTCTGTTGCTACGTCTGCAACCTGCCCAACTGTAGGATTAACTTTACCCTGTAATTCAGGACCTAGAACATATTTATCTAAAAATCCACCTATGGTTGTACTTTTTGGCTTTTCAGGAGCATCTAATTGTTTTTTAGCAGCATCTAGCTTAAATACTTTACTTGTTTGTGACACTATTTACTTTCTCCTAAAACTTCTTGTCTTATATATTTTAATCTTCTTAGTGTAGCCACAGCACCCTGCGACCTATGTAACATAATATTATTATCTGTTTGTTCCATAACTTGATGCTGTCTGTTAATTAAAAAATCAAGGTAGTTACAAAAGCTATCTAATAGTTTCTTGTTCTCCACGAGGGGTTTGAGGTGTTGCAGTATTTGCTTGTTGTCCTGTTGCTTGTTCATTTCCTGTAAATCCTTGTTCTCCCGGAGTTGGTGCTACTCCTGTTCCTATTGTTCCACCACCTGCTCCTGTTGGGTCATTTGGGTCTGTTCCTGCAGGTAATGGTGGTTGTTGGGGTTGCATATCTTGCATCATCTTAGCTTGTAATGCAGCTTCTTCCATATTATTTGTAACTTTTTCAGGGTCTAAATCCATAGACTTTGCAATCTCACGAATAATATATTGAAACTTTGCAAACGGAGCAAGGGCAGGGTTACTTGCTATACCTAGAAACTGCATAAGTCTTTGGCTACGTACTTCATTAGCCATTAAACTTTCTGTTCCTCGTGCTTTAATCTCTAAATCACCTTTTGTTTTTTCATCATAATTAAACTGCATATTAAAACTAAAAAGGTTTTCACCTAAAGGTTTTAATAAATAATCATCTACATTTTTTATAACAGCTTTGATACCACTACTTGCAGCATTCATCAACATAGATATACCTGATGCTGTTCTTCCTATACCTGTAACACCTGTTTGTCCATGTGCAAATGATGGAAGTCCTGTTGACTCATCTGCTAGTTGCCTAGCTTTATCAAACAGTTGCATATTCTCTCCTGCAACATTTGGAAACTTTGTACCAAATATAGCTTGTCCCGGAGCACCACCTTGTCTTCTAAATATTTTTCCCGGATATACAGATAAGTCTTGTCCCGGAACTAGGTTGGTCTCATCTACTTCTATGAGCAGGTTTCCTGACAATACAGAATTGTCTACAGCCATTCTCATAAAACCATTCATCAATGTCTGTGTGTCATCCATATTTTCAGCTATACCAACACCAAAAAATGAATAGGGGTTTAATTCATAAGGTGCAGCCATATAAGGTATCTTAGCAGGTTTAAATGGGTTTAGTACAACTCTAATAAGTTTTTTGTTGCATATCCAAATATTAGCCTGTAACTCATCAAACGCTTGTAATTCTTTTGGTATCTCTACTTCATTATCTAGTAAGACATCTGTATCGACAGAACCCCAATATTCTATTACTTCAAATCTATCTATGTATGTTTCACCTGTTGCGTAGTCAGATAAATCATCTTCCCAATCTTTTTTAGTATATGTTTCACCCATTTCAATACAAGAGTCTATAACGCTATTTCTAAAGTAAGGTCTCTTTTTTAAATTACGAAGTTGATTGCGAGATAGTTTGTGTCGCTCTATAGCATATTGTGCTTCATCCATATTGTTTGCATCAGGGTCAGGATAAAAATTCCAAACAGATACATGGCTTACTTGTGGAACTGTTTTAAATGTTGGGTCATACTCACCATCATCATCCCAACTAGGATATTCTTTATCAACAGCAAAAGGACCTTTCATAACACCTGTTCCAAATAGTGCCATTTCAAATGCAATACTTCTTAGATGTTTTGTTGCACCTGACTCTTCTAGTTGGTCAAGTATTTTCTTTTCCATATTTTTAGCTGCAATCATAGCAGGGCTAAATGTTACTGTGCTTGGTGTTGTACCTGCACCCTCTTTTAGGTTCTCTACATCGCCTAGCTTTTCTTCTAAAGGTCCTAGTTCTACATTACCTCTAAATCCTGCAGGTAAATCTTTACCATCTCCTGCAAATCCATATGGACTTTCCATACTTGGTTGTGTCGGTGGTGTAGGCTGTAAATCAGCATGTACACTTTCGGATACACCTTCAGGTAGTTGTGTTGGTTCAACACTTATAGGAAACTTGTTACCTGCAAATAAAACATCTACTATTTGAGAATATGCAGCAAGAGTTTTTGTTTTAGTTGTTTTAACAAAAACACGAGACTTCTCTGCTTCTGTAAACTGCACATCAGGACCATACAATCCTCTATAGTTTCGATATGCTCTTAGCCATCTGTCTTCATCATTCTCTCTGTAGTTCTCTGCTCTTTTATATTTTTCATAAACATAGTCTACTAGACCTGATACATTAGCTTCTTCTGCTTCCCCATCAATGTCTTCTAATGCTATTGCATCATCTTCTATATTAATATCTTCTGCCATATTTTATCCTTTAATATCCAAATGTTGCATCTGCTACAGGCATGTAACTTGATGGCTTACCTTTGGGGTCATAGTCAAATATACTAAATCGTGGTCTTGACATTATACCATATCTTAATGCATCATACAAGTGGTCTTCTGATTTTGTATCCACATCCTCTGGATTTCTTTTATCTAGAGGTATTGATGGTAGTTGAGATACAATATTTGTACATGTGTTAAAGAAAACTAATCTAGGCTCTTCTGTAAACTCATCTATCTGTAGTCTTCTATGTATCTCATTCTTACCTGCTACACGAGAGCCTTTACTTCTATCTGATGGTCTCCATCTACAACCTCGTGTAATCATTTGTTCTGCTAATGAAGGTCCTGTGTCACCACGTTTGTGCCATAAACTAGAGTCTAATACACCATACTTTATATTCCCATCACCTGATTCTAAATCTAAAACCATGTCTGCTAAGTCCGTTGCCAATACTTTTGATACATAAAGTTCACGATAGACAACGAGTTGTTCAGCAGGTGATACAGCAAACCAAATAACTCCTGAATAACTACCATAACCATAATCACAAGCACGGAACTTAACCCAATTATTAGGGATGCTATATGGCTCAATAACATGTACATTCCTGTTAAACTCGGTAAACGCAGCACCTTCTTTAATATCCCAATCCCCATCCAAGAGTTGCTTTCTTTGTTGTTCAGGAAGGGAAAGTAGCATTGCTTCATAGTCTCCACTTTCTGCGAGGTATGGATTATCAGATAATCTTGCAGGAATAAATCTCCTCTTGAATAAAGGTTGCCCTGCTTTAGGATGTCCTGCTGGATATTTAAGGTCTTCTCCTGTTTCAATGTCGGTTGCATTAAATGCCTTTCCATAAGGAGCAGGGTCAATAAACATTTTCTTAACCCACATGTGTCCTACCCCTCCGGGGTTTGTTGTTGCTCTCATAAATATTGGTAAGTCAGATGCTGTAGAACGTAAACGTGAACGCATATAGTTCCAAGCAAAAGGACTCGACCATTGTGTTAATTCATCAAAGCCTATCCAACTAAATGCCAAACCTTGATAACGCATAACATCTTCATCTCTATCAAGATATGACATCCACAATCGTGCACCTGATGGTGCTACCCATTGCATCTTTCTTTCATACCATTTTATACCCTTCCATATTTTAGGATATAATTCTTGGGATTTAAATATGAGTTCTCTTAACTCTTCTGTTGTATGTCTTAATAGCAATCCACTAAACTGTGGGTGACCCATATATCTTAAAGGGTCTGCTAACATAGCAAACGACTTGCCACCACCTGCTGAACCACCATACAGAACTTCTCTTTCACCTGCAGCAAGAAACTCTGTTTGAGGTCCTTCGTTAGGTTTAAATACAATGTTCTGTTCTATTTCAGGTAGTTTTTCTACCTGTTCATATATAGGCTCTTGCTTTTTAGGCTTTACTACTTGTTCTTTCTTCTTCAAGTTTTTGTGCGGCTTGTATCGCCTTTTCTGCATATTTTGCCCAGACACGGATAGCTCTAGCTTTGTTCTTACGTCTTTGCTCACGTTTTACTCTTTTCATTAATCCTATATGAGATATAGACCTTTCTGTAAACTTTGATAACCAATTAGCTACTTCTCTATAAGAATATTGTTTTAGGTGTTTCTTTGCTTTTTCAAGTGCATCTAACTCACGAGGTATAGGTCTTAATATGTGTTCATTATCAGGGTCTATGTTATAGCCAAAAGGTATAGTACGTGCAATCCTTGGTATAGGTTGCCATTCATTTTCTTCCTTTATATCAAGTGGTTGAGGTAATTCCCAACTGCCTGTATCTCTATTCATCATCCTCTGTTTGTTTTTTAGGCATAAGCATAACACCACCTGATGCTTCTACCTGAACTTTTTCAGTTTTAATTAAACCTGTTCTGTCTAACAACTCTTTAGCTGCAGACATTTTATCTCGTATACCTAACTCTGTAGGGTCTACTAAACCTTCTACCATAGCCATTGCTGCACGAGGTGCATTACTTGCCATATACAACTGTGTAGCTTCAAGTATCTCTTCCTTCATTGCTTTTATTATCTCGTGATTATTTGTATTAGGAGAATAACCTGCAATAATTTTAGCATCTTTAACACTACCATTTGCTTCTGCAAATAAGGCATCGATAAATTTTTGTTGTCGTTCTGTTAGTTTTCTAGCCATTCTAATAAACCATACCACCTTTTCTATAGTCTGTATGACCAAATCTCTTTTTATTAGTTATTAATTTTCCTTTATTTGCATTTACAGCTTTTTTTACAGACTTTTTTAACTCTTCT